GAAGCCGGCCCTGAAGCCGATCCGCACCGACCCGCTGGTCGGGATCAACGGCAGCGACGTGATCGCCGCGACAAGGCGCGGACGCTGGTTGTCGGGCACCAGTTGCCATTCGGCCGGGGCCGACAGCGACTCGTCGCCCAAACGGTCGATCAACACCACTTCGGTGATCGCGCTGACCGGGGCAACGGGCAAAGCCTGTTCGCAGGGATCGCGCCAGACCGTCAGCGTCCATGAAAAATCACGCTCGATCAGGATCTTGCCGGTGCGCGCCTCGATCGCGGCCATGGCGGCACGCAGATAGACTTCCAGGACGGCATCCTGCAGCCCGTCATCGGTGAAGCCCGACCCAAGGCGCAGATGGGACTTGAATTCGGCGACCGGAATCGCCGCCAGCGGCACCGTGGTCTCTTCGACTAGCATCATGACATCACTCCGATATCCGGTCCACTTCCGCCTCTTGGACCGGACGCGCACCCCCGCATTGCTCGGACGGAAGGGAGCAGCTAGACAACGCGAGATTGCCGTCATGCGCGTCCGGTTTGGCCGCGCGCCCCGACTGGACGCGCGGCCGGTTCACCCCAGCCTCAGCTGACCGCGAACTTCATCAACTTGATCGCGGCAAAGTCGCTGACCGCGCCGCCGACCCGTTTGGTCGCGTAGAACAGCACGTGCGGCTTGGCCGAGAACGGATCGCGCAGAACCCGCAGATCGGGCCTTTCGGCAATCGTGTAGCCAGCCTCGAAATTGCCGAAGGCGATGCTGTAGCTGTTGGCGGCGATGTCGGGCATGTCTTCGGCAATCAGCACCGGATAGCCCATCAGACGCGCAGGCTCGCCCGCCACCAGGCCGTCAGACCACAGGAACCGGCCATCGGCATCCTTCAGCTTGCGGATGGTTCCGGTGGTTTTCGAGTTCATCACGAACGACGATCCGGCGCGGTAGGCCGCGCCCAGCGCATAGACCAGATCGACAATCGCGTCGCCGCCGGTGATCGAACCGGCAACGCCCGACGGCACATAGCCAAGGCTGCCCCAGGCCCAGGCCGGATTGGCCAGCTTGCCGTAGTCCAGAAAGCCGCGCGGCTTGTCCACGCCGTCACCACTGATGAAGGCGGACGCCTCGGAGCGGACGAACTTGTCGGCAATCCGCGCCGCCAGCCAGCTTTCGATGTCAAAGGCGGCATCGTCCAGCAGACGCTGCGACGCCTTGGGCAGGGCCGACAATTCGTGCAGCGGGATGCTGATCCGCTCGATGATCGCGGTCGAGGTTTCGGCGGTGGCCGCCACTTCGGTCGCCCAGCCTGCCCCGATATCGGCACGGTCGATCAGCACGTCATAGGACGTGGCATCGACGGTCACGACATTGGCAATCGCCCGCAGCGAGGCGGTGGAATTCAGGGTGTTCCTGATCGTTTCGGCGGTTTGCGGGGCCACCAGATATCCACCATCGGCGGCCACTGCGGTCGACATCGCCTTGCCCTCGATTTCCAACCCGCGCAGGCCATCGTCATCGCCCGAGCGCAGATAGGCAGCAAAGGCCTTGCCATGCGGGGCCTCGGTGTCGGCGGCCGTCGCCAGTGCGGGGCGGCCAGTCATCATTGATTTGCGATCCAGCTTGTTCATCCGTTCGTCCTGCTTTTGAAGTTTGGCACTTACGCCGTTGGAAAAATCTTTGAGGTCGGTCATGAAGCCCGCAATCGCGGTCTTCAGTTCGTCAGCCGGAGACAGACCCTCCCCGGCCCGGGGCGTAGCCTCGGGGTTGCTCATCATCGTGATCCTTATGATGGGGTGAAACGCCGGTCCTAGGAGGGAGCCGACAGAAGACTGCGGGCATTCTGGAACACCGCCGCCAGTTCGCGCATCGCAACAGCCGCCGGGTCATCCCCTTTGGCCGCCACCCGCGCATCGGGAAGCATGGGGAAGGTCACCAGCGACACCTCCCACAGCTCCAGTTCGGACAAGCGGCGATGGCCCTTGTCGGTTTTCGTGGCTTTCACCGTGCGATAGCCGATCGACAGCCCGTCGATCGCCCCTGCCCCGATCAGCGCTGCGGCTTCGCGGCCGCGCGCCACATCGGTCAGGATCCGCCCCTTGACCCACAGGCCTTTGCCGTCCTCGCGCACGTCGTCCCAGACGCCGATGGGCTGCGTCGGGTCGTGCTGCCAAAGCATCTTGACGCTGCCGCCCCGGGTCTTGAGCCGGCTTAGCGACGCCTTGTAGGCCCCCGGCTCGACCACGTCGCCCCCCTGATCGGAAAGCCCGAACAGCGAGGCATAGCCGTTAATGACGGTGCCGTCGGTGATCGTGACCTCGGTGCCCAATTGCGAAAACTTGTGTTCAAGCTGCATATCCATGTCCTCTATAACGCCGCACGGGCGACGGCCTTGACGGCCTCGACGATCACCAGGGCAAAGGCCCCGCAAACGATCAACCAGATCTGGCGTTCCAGCCGGTTGACTACGAATTCGATCTTGCCCAGCCGCAAATCGAGTTGGGCAAACCAGAAATCGGACACCGGAAGCGGCCCGTCGCGGCGCGGCTTGCCGTCCAGTTCGACCACTTTATCCTGCATCGCCCACCTCTTGTGCCGGCAGCCCCAGCAAGACACGCTTTTCCGCGTCGCTGAGGAACGTCGCCTCGGAGACCCGCCGCCACTGGGCTTCGCGTTCCGACGACAGCGCCGACACCTGATCAAGATCGGGGCGCAGCTCGATCCGCTCGCCGGTGAAATCGGACAGCCAGTCGGCGATCACCGAAGTGACGCGGGTGGCCAGCGGCAGCACGGTCAGCCGATAGAACGCCCTGTTGGCCTCTTGATAATTGGCATAGGTGGCGTCGCCGGGGATCCCCAGCATCATCGGCGGGATGCCAAAGGCCGTCGCAATCTCGCGCGCTGCGGCCTCCTTGGTTTTCTGGAATTCCATGTCCGACGGGCTGAATCCCATCGGTTTCCAGTCAAGCCCGCCTTCCAGCAGCATCGGTCGCCCGGCATTGCGGGCCCCCTGATGCTGCGTCTCCATTTCGTTCAACAGCCGGTCATACTGATCCTGGCTCAGCTGCGCCTGTCCGTCCGACCCGCGATAGACGATCGCACCGGATGGCCGGGCCGCATTGTCCAGCAGGGCCTTGGACCAGCGCGACGCGGAATTGTGCACGTCGATGGCGCTGGCCGCAGCCTGCAGCGCGGACAACCCGTAATGGTCGTCCTGCGGGTGAAAGGATTTGATGTGGCAGATCGGGCTGTAGCCTTCGGACACCGGAAACCGCACCTTGCGGCCGCCGACATTGTAATCATAGGCCACCGGCCACCCGTCGGTCCCCGGCACCAGACTCATCCGGTCGGACCGCAGCACGTGCATTTCGACCGGCAGCGTCGCCGCCTCGGGATCGGTTCCGACAGCCTCAAGATAGGCGTTCCCGGTCAGCAGGATCTGGCCGTAAAGTGCCTCGAGCAATTCGGCGCGGCCCTGCGCCGCATTCGGGCGGGCGATCAGTTCCTGCACGGGGTGGGTGTCATAGCGGCGCTCGCGGTCCTGTACGATCAATGGCAGGGCTGCGGCGGCTTCGGCGATCATCCGCACGGCGCGAAACCCGACCGGATTGCCGATGAACCCGGCGCGGGTCAGCGAGACGACATCGCGCGGGCTCCAGGCGACGCGACCGGCACCCTGCAGGGCGATCACCGGACCGGTGGCCGAGGCCTTGACTTCGGGCACTGCGCCCGGAACCGCCGTGGCCCCCGCCGACCGCTTCATAAACTCAAACATCCACGTCTCCTTGATCCCGCCGCGATCCGTCTTGCCGCATCACCTCGGGGCAATTTGATGCGAATTGTTTAAGATGCGCTGAGAGCACCGCACGCTGCGCTGCGCCGAGTGTTAAAGCGACCTTACCCGCCCCGCGAAGGGTGTCCGCGACGGTTCGATCATCAACTCGTGCAGGGCCCAGACCAGCGCATCGACGCGGTCGGGCGACCCCCGCCCCTTGAAGCCCTGCGTGGTCATCAAGCACATCTGATCCTCAAGCGCCCCAAGGCCCCGGACATGCGCCACCCTGCCCTGTTCATACAAGGCGGCGACGGGTTCGGCGCGGGCTGCCTTGCCGGTCGTGGCATGGACCGATTTGATCGGGACCAGTGCGTTCACCCCGCGGATCACCGATTCGACCAGGGCGCCGCCCTGGTTCACCTCGGCCACGATCCGGTCGGCATTGTGACGAAGGACGGCCGCGACCGCCGCTTCGGCCCATGCATTGGGCGAGGCCGCGCTGACGGTTGCATCCTCCAGCACATAGGCGCGCCAGTCCTGGGGCGGGCCCTGGGTGACTGCCCCGACAACCACAATCCCGCAATCGTCGGACCCCTTGTGCCCGGTAACCGGCGGGTCGACGGCGACGACGATGCGGTCAAGTTCGGGGACCAGATCCACATTGGCCCCGGCCAGCGCCGCCGAGGTCCACATCGCGCCT